CTTATAATCTGCTAACTTTGGAACTGATACTCTTCTAATAATAGTATACTCGCTTTGTGTAAATGCCATGGTATATCCTTTTGATTATTGTGTAAGTACTATGTGTACTCTATATTTATAATATATGACTAAAAAAAACTGGAAATAGTATATAGTACCCTATAAGGTACTATATATATTATTCATAGCAGCTATAACTTCTTGCATAATATTATCATCTCTAGTTTTAAAATTAGTTCTAGACATAACTATAGCATTATCGTCAATAGCATATGCTATATGATATCTATCAGTAGCCATATTAAAGAATGATCTTACACTCTTATTAACTATGGGCTGTATGACTTGTTCAAGTTTATTTGTAGCTATATGGATGTTACGCTCTATTAATGCTTGTTCTGGTGTTTTAAAACCTTCTTTTTTAAACTTATCTCCATTTATACCTAAAGTATATCCATAACTGTACCCAGTAAATATAATTCCTTTATATAACATACGATTATCTTTACGCAACCTTTGGTTAGCTATTTGTGTAACAACAGAACCACTCCTACAGTTTAAAGGTGAATACGGACCATCGTTATTTATACGATCATTACTTTCACCAGGTTTAATATTAGTAACATACCAGCTATAAAACTCGTTTCTATCCCACCATTTCTTATCAACAGTTATACCACGTTTACCGTAGTCATCATATCGATTATGCGGAGTATCTTTATTTAGGAATTGTAATTCTGGTTCTGTAAAGTTAGCACTACCAGATTGATAACACCTCTTCATTACCTGTCGCCATATATCCATAATACGTTGATATTTTTCCTTATCAGGTATATTAAATGTAGCTTGTGATATATTACGTCTAGATATACAACCACATGACTTATACTTACCTCTTAGTACTGATGCTAAGCTTAGTACTTTAGTATTACCACAATCACATTTAACATTACAGTATGTTTGGAAAGTTTTATCTTTTAGATCTGATATACCTGTTATAGTTAACATGTTTATTTTCTTACCAATATGCTGTTCTACGTTAACCATTTTTTGTTTACACCCACAACTCGTAGTATGTCCAGTTTTTATTTTATGCCACTGGGTTTCATAATCTTTATTACCACATAATAAACAAGTTGCCTTAACTCTACCATCACCAGCTAGTCCTGTAATACTAAAATTACCAACAGTTTTACCAACTATATACTTAGGACTTATACCTAATACCTCATATGTGTTTGGTACATATTTTATCTCCTGTGTTTCCATGTTATTCCTTCTATACTATATAATATATGGATATTATCCATATTCATATAATAGTATATCGCATAAATATATTAAGGTATTTAGCAGGACTGTTTTATTATAACACGAGAAATCTCGTGCTATTAGTTATGTAATACCTTATTATCAACAACATAATCTATGGATATACCACCAGAATTAAATATGTTTTCTACTAATTGTAGTGCAACATCACTACCGTAATCTATAACAGATCTGTCTACTACATGATCAATATTAGTCGGGAAATCCGCGTTTAATATCGTATTACACACATGTTCATGTGTTATTATACTGTTAGCTCTATCCTTTAATTCAGCTAAAGCTAACCTGCTAACGTAGCTAACATAAAGTCTTGACTCGGTTTCGCTTAATATCTTAGTAGGAGAGTTGCGCCATGGTATACGGTTTCTTCCAGTATTACCAGCACCAATAGGTAATCCATAGTGGTTAGTCTTAGCACTTGCAGTGCTTAAGAAATTCTCTGCTGTTTTACTTAATATAATAGTATACACAGGTGCTATCATAATAGGATATACAGTTTCTTTACCGTTATAATAAACTGTATCATATGTAGGTTTAAACTTGCTATTTTCTAACTCATATACTATTTGATACGGTTTCTTAGAAGATGATATTCTATATAATACAAACACCTCTTTACTAACACATTCTAGTATAATTTCTCTTATACTATTTATATCTGTTATATTTTTATAAGTAGCATACTGTTCTGTGTCTAATATAGATAAGTACTCTAATAGTATACTATATCCAGACTTTAGTTCTTTATCACTGTACTTATCTTTATAACCACCAACCACATCTATAATAAGTTCTTTAGTTTTTCTAGATGAACCATTAATATACTGTTCGTATATACGACCAGGGTTCATACGCGATACAACTGAACCTGGATCCATAATAATATCAGCTCTAGTTTTACCATCTTTTGTTATAGGCATTTGGTTATCATCTACTATTGAAACAACAACACCCTTTGACTTGAATATTCAGTAAGTTCGTTAATCTTACCAGCAGCTCTACCTGCGTCTCTAGCTTTCACTAGACAACTGGGTATTATATCCCAGAGGGTTAGTACAGGGTTATGTACTAACGAATAGACTATATCACACCTACAGCATAACCTGTTTAGGGTCTAACATTTCGATTTAAGGGATTCCATACCCACCTACTTAGGCCCTACTCCCCATAACGGGATAGTCGTTGAACACACACACTCCTATACATCATATAGGATGACCATCGTCGTTTAAGGTGCTTCGCTGCGTCGGTTACCCATCTCATTTCTTATATAAGAAACTCATCCTAACAAGTTTTCACTATGCCTCTAGTTCCACTATTACGGCTGAGGTATTATACTATGTTTCCATGTATAAGTAGTATTGTTAGGCTATAAGGGACTTCCCGCAATTAGATAGATTTCATTATAACATTTCTGCTATAACGGGCGTACTAACTATTTTATTTTAATTTGAATAAATACATTTTATGTTCATTCGGCTTTGCATCGCCAGGTAATTTGAAATATTGAGAATATTCTAAGAAACTCTTAAAATACTTACCATCTCTACAATATTTTATATAACGTCTAATCTTATTGGTCAATGTGTTTTCTAACATATTAAAATTCATATATCCAATACGAACTAATGGTATATTATAACTACTAGCTAACGCATTTTTTATATTATCGTTATGCTGTATTCTTTCTAAAGTTTTTACACCTCCGAAATAATCCACAGCAATATAATGTAATTGTCCATCATACTCTACAAGTACGTTAAGTTCGGGTAGATAGAAATCATAACGATATCTAGTACCGTTAAATCTAAATTGTTCTACAAACTTCACATTATTACGTTTTAATATTTTAGCTATACCACGTTCACCTGTACTAGAAATACAGATTGAACAACCTGCTCCACGTTCTCTTATATGTTCACCAGCTACTACACTAAAGTCTCCGTGTTTCTTACATGTAACGATAACAGGTTTTAAACTATGTACATAGTTAGTTTTACTATAATCATATTTATCACCGTGTATCTCTTTAGCTTTCTTTATAAAAGTTTCTGTATCGTATTTTGTATTTTCCACACCACACTTTTGACAACCATATATTAAGTGTCCGCTAGCTCTTACTTCGAAGTCACCATGTACTGGACATGTTATAGTAACCATATTATACATAGTAGTATAGTTAGTTTTACTGTAGTCGTATATATCACCGTGTTTTAATTTAGCTTTACTAATATAATC